TTACTTCCGCTCAATCACCGTCTGGCTGTCGCTGACGCCCGGGGTCGTCGGGTCAATCACAACGCCCAGGGTGCTCAGCAGGGACAGCAGCGCCGCGCCCAGCTGCATCACCTGCTCCTGCGCTACCGTCGTCTCAATGCCGAACAAGTCCAGCAGGTTGAACACGAACGTGCAGACGACCGCCAGCAGCGTCGTCAGCCAAACCTTGTTGTGGAAACGAAGCGACCAGTTGATTTTCATGCAATCATCCTTTCTGTGCAAATCTTTTTCTTCATGCTGGAGGAAAAGCGTTTTGTTTACGTCGAAGTGGGGCTGAATCTTCCCGGCAGCGTTGATGTAGTCGTTGCATTCGGGGATACGGCGGTCTACGACCTGCTGCTGACCATCGTCAGCTCGCTCACGGATGCAGCGCCGCTGCAAACGTGGCTGGAGGAAACGTGGATTCCATCGGTGACGCAGGAATGACCATCGGGGGCTTGGGTGGACGCGCGTTCCACCCTTTTTCTTATGCCGCCATCCGCCCGCGAATCTCCTGCAAGCCATGCTCCGCCTCGTCCATGCGCCCCTCCAGGCGGTAGGTGCGCTCAATCAGGTTGTTGTGCTGGGCGACACGCTTTTCCAGCTGCGCCAAGCGGTACTGCGTCAGCCGGGAGGATGCCAGCACGCCCGCGCATGACCCCGCCAGCGTGCAGAAGCCCGAAATCAGCGCCACCAGCAGCGATTCGCTCATGCGCCGCCTCCTTCCAGCGCCGCCCACGTCTGTTTGCCCACAATGCCGTCCACCTGTAAGCCCCGCTCGGACTGGAAGCACTTCACGCTGCACCGCGTCATCGTACCGAAAATGCCGTCTACGGCAAGTTCGTAGCCCGCGCGGTTCAGCAGCGTTTGCAGCAGGCGGACGGAATCGCCCCTGCTGCCCGTGCGGAGGGTCGGGCGGGACACGCTGGACGGAGTGGACACGGCGGAATCGCCCGCAGAATTGATGCTGCTGGTTTCAGCCACGTCCTTCAACCAGCCCCAATAGCGCCATTTGCCGATTTTGCTGTCCGCCTTGACTGCCATGCCTTCGGTGGAGGCGTGGACGATGCGCAGCGGCGACACGCTCGTGACCAGCCCGATGTGGCAGAAGTCGCCCAGCCCGTCTGAAAAGCGCGCGGGCGTTACGGGCTTCCACTTGAACACCGCCATGCCGGGGCGGAGGTCGGCGGCGGATGCAATCGTACCCGAACGGGCGAGGTACTTGCGGAAAATGGTGTTGCTGCCGTGGTAGATGGATGCGCCCTGACGGCGGAACGCGCGGACGAACATGCCGGAACAGTCGATGCCGCGCGCGTCGTTCGTGCCGGGGGATGCGTAGGGGAAGCCGATGCAGGCTTCAAAGTCGCTGATGAGCTGCTCAAGGTTGAGCAAAAAATCACCTCCAATGATAATGAGCAATGAGAATCGGGGATAGTGTTCGTAACCTGTGGATAAACACGCGGAAGCAGCATGAGAGCGTCACCAACTCAATCGCGCGAAAGGGAGTCCAGAGGGTCGAAGACCCTTTGGCGGGGTTGAGGGGCAGCGCCCCTCACGTTCCCATCTTCTCGATGACCTTTAGCGTGATGACGGAGGTCACGAAGCCGCCGGGGTTTGTGGGCATCATCAGCAGAGAGTGCTGACCGGAATCAACCGCGCCGGTAGACGTGCGGCGGAGGTAGGGGAGCGCATCGAGCGACTGCGTTTTGCCCCACACGCTGTACGGAATTTCCGTGCCGTCCACCAGGATGGTTTGGATGTATACGCCGTTGTCCGCCGTCATCCGCATCACGCAGGACAGCACCGACGGGTACTCATCCAGCGTGAAGGGGTGCGAAATCGGGGCGGTGTATGTGCCGGTCGCGCGATTGCGGAAGGTCAATTCCGTCAGCTTGCCGCCGATGAGCTTGCTCGCGTTCACCTCGCGCAGCAAATCGGCGATTTCGTCGGACAGCGCGGGCTGCCGGTTTGCCAGCGTCAGCGTCACCCGACCGGGCTGCCCGAACACGTCCGGAATGTGCATGGCGACAATGCGCTCCACCAGCACTGTATTTTCCTCTGGCAGCGCCAGCCGAAAACGCTGCCCCAGGCGGAACGTATCCAGCGTTTCGCCCGTGATGCGCGAAAGGTCAATGCCCTGCAGCTGCACCGTCGCGGTTGGCTGACTGTGCCGCTCCAAGTAGCGCTCCGCCACGCGCTTCAGCGTATCTGCATCCATGATTTGGTCACTGGTGAACGTCCGCGCGGCAATGCCCCACGTTTTCGTGTCTGCCGCGTCGATGTATTCGCGCCCCAGCAGCGGGGTCAACGTTACGCGGTCAAGCCCCTGCCCGCAGCCATAGGGGAACACGCGCGTGCAGAGCCGGCTCGCGTCGCGGGTGACGCGCACGGTGCTGATGTTGCGCGTCAGCCGCCCTTCGCACGAAATTTCCTCCGGCAGCTTGCGCAGATGCAGCTTCCACGGCAGCTTCGTCTGGTCGAACGCCCAGCAGAGGTTCGGGGGCAGCATGTCCAGCAAGCTCGTCAGCGCGGCGTAAATTGACTGCGTCTGCCCAATCGCGGAAATCACCAACCCCTCGTCCGCCTCGATGTCGCCCACCCGCCAGCGGATGCGCGTTTGGTAGCTCAGAATGCGCTTGAGGATGGTTTGCACGTTCTCCGCGTACGTCAGCGCGGGCAGCATGTCGTCCGCCAGCGTCGCCATCCCGTGCTCCAGCTGCACCACGCGCCGCAGCCCAGGCTCTTCGCTGATGCTGGAAACGCGGTAAATTTCGTCATCCCCGAAGCCGTCACAAAGGCGCACGAAGTCCCGCACGCAGACGGGCGCATCCTCCGGCGGCAGCACCATTTCCGCCATCGACAGCGGCTGAAGCGAACGGTCAACCGTCAGGCGAATTGGGTGCAAATCCGCGCGCGGCTTCATTTTGTCGTCCAGCAGACACGGCAGATTCATCAGCAATACCTCCCTTTGCACCGCCCGGACACAAACGCCGCAGCGCTGGCTTCCACGCGGATTTCGTTCAGCACACCCGGCCGCAGCAGCAAATCATCCGCGCTTTCGGGCGTGCGATAGGGCAGAATGGACACTGTGCTGTCATCCGATACCATTTCCGCCGCGAAAACGCCCGCGTCGTGGTGAATCCGAATTGCCGCGCCGGGGGCAAGCGTCAGCCCCTGAAAGCTGATTTTCCCCGCGGCGGATATGGTCAGCGCCGTGATGGCAGCGTCGCCAATGTTGCGAATCAGCAGGTTCAGCGGCGTTTCGGGCGCGTCGCCGGGGACGGCAAGGAGCTTAGACGGCGCATCGGACGTGTTCGGCATCAGGAAACTTGTCTCCGCAGCGTCCTCCCAGTAGGGGCAGGAGAAGGCGGTGAAAACAAGCGAGAGCGTCTCCAGCCAGTTGAGCGTACTCATGGCAGGATACTGTGTGCAGACGACGCGCAGCACCCGCTTGCCGTCCTCATGCAGCGTCAGCACGCCGCCCGCTTCCGCCCACGCCGCCACAAGGTGCAGCAGCTGATGCCGCGCGGCGATGTCGTATTCCTCAATCAGGAAGCGGACACGCAGGGACAGCTGCTCCCGCTGGCGGCGCAGCAGGTGCAGCCCGCCGCCGATGCGGCTCGCCGTCACCGTCCGCACGGCGGGCGCAAGCTCCTCCACATCCAGCAGGTGAATCCGCGCGTCAAGGTCGCGCAGGGTCGTGCCGTTCAGGGCACAGTAAAGCCGGTCAGCCAAGGGAAATGCACCTCCTTTCTCATGTGTACCTCCGCTGATTTACCTGCCGCGCGATGATGGCGGAGATAATCGGCGTGAGCGCCTCCGCTAGCGCGTCGTAGTCAATGGCGGGCGTTTCGGTGGATTCGGGATTTTGCGGGGCGTCGGCAAGCTCGTCAGGCTGCGTCATGCGTCTCCTCCTTCCACCAGTACAAGCGCGCGGGCAGATTTACGTCGCCCGGACGGTCATTCTGCGCCAGAAACGTGAAGGGCAGCCTGCCCGCGCCATCAGGCACACTCGTCAGCGACGCGCCGGAAATGCAAAGCGGGTTGCGCAGTTCAATCACCAGCAGCCCCCGGCTTGTCGTACCAATCCAGCATAGGCGGGAAAGCGGCTTGCGCGCCTGCTTCGGCGTGAGGGTCGTCACGCGCTCGGTCATTTCCGTGTCCGACGGCAGCAGGCGCGCCAGATTTTCGGGCGTTACGTCCAGCATTGTGCCGCTGAGGGTGACGCGCCAGTCAATCAGGCGGATGCTCCCCGCAAACGGCAGCCGGTGCGAACCGCTCTCCGGGTCGAACTCGCGCGGCACAGCGCGGAAGATGCCGCCGCCGCACGTCGTGCCGATGCGCTTCGTATCGTCCGCGACGGCCTCCGCCATGCAGTCCAGCGGGTCGCGGCTGGAAAGCGCCTTGTCAAGGTCGAAGCCGCAGAGCAGCATCCCTTCGCCCAGCTGCAAGCACTCTGCGGACGCGGGATGATGGGAAATCAGCAAAGAAACTCCTCCTTTCGCAGGAAATAGCATTGATTCGGGTAGTGGGTGAACGCCATCGTCATCCGCAGGACGGTGACGCCGCCCTTTTCATGCCCGATGGTGCATTTGGGGGATTGCAGCAGCGCCAAGCCGCCGCCGTAGTGCACCAAACTGCCGGAAAAGCGCATCACCCGCGCCATTTTCTCGGCGATCCGCGTGTGGCTGTCCCCGCCGCGCTCATAGCAGCAGAGGGTGATTTCGCCCGTGCCGCCGAACGCCGCGGGGATTTTGGCGGATACTACCGCGTATGGATACGGTGCGTCCGGCGGAACAGTTCCTTCATAATATACATCGCCCAGCAGGGCGGAAAAGCGGCTGACCAGCGCGCGAAGCAGCGTCATGCGTCCGCCTCCATTCTCTCCAAGCGCACCTCGGCGTAGGGGAAGCCTGCGCCCAGCGGCGTTCGCCTGTCCTCCGGGCGGGAGCAGACGCGGTAGTGCGCGCCGTCCTTTTCGCGGCGGATGATGTCGTCCAATTTCAGCGGCGTTTCCGGCGGGCACAGCAGATACGGTGTCACGCGGATGAACGGTTTTCCGCCGCGCTCGCCCTCTTCGCCCAGCGCATCCGCCAAGGCGGCGCGGAAGGGCAGCTCGGTCACATCCTGCTGGAGCTGCCCGCCGCAGGGGTCGGGGCAGGAAGCGGATTTCAGCAGCGTAAACGGCTCGAAGTAGTCCGTCAGCATCAGCCCTTCACCTCCGGGAACATCCGCAAATAGGGGCGCAGGCGGCGCTCAAAGACCTTCTCCCACGCACTCGAACTCTGGCTGCGGCTGTATGAGCCGAATTTCTCCGTCAGCAGCGTTTCGTCCGGGTGCTTGTCCGCCCAGTCGCGAATGTCGCGGCACAGGCGCAGGAAATCCGCCGTCGGGGACAGGAGATGGAGCAGTCCGCGCCAGCTCCCATCCGCCGCATCCGGCAGCTTCCCGTTTTCGTCCAGCTGGTGGACGCCATCGAGCGAGCCGGAGCCCTCGATGGCGACCCACGCGCCGGGCGCAAGAGGCGGGTCAAGGTCAATGATGCCGTCCGCAACGGTGAACGTGCCGGTCAAAGTTGACGCAATGAAGTAGTTGCGCATCTGCCGCATCACGTCCTGTACGGTTACGGTCATCAGGGGAATCCTCCTTTCGGATTAAGCCGTAATGGTGTGGATATACACGCCGTCGGGCTGCACGACCTTGCAGCCGCACAGGTTCAAGCCCTTCACGCCGTCGCAGAAGCCCTTTTCCGGGCGGTACGCGTCCGTGCGGGCAATCTGGTTGGCGAACGTGACCGCATCGGGAATCATGGCGATGATTTCGTTCGTCAAATCAGCGCTGACGTAAATGTCAAAGCCTGCCGCGCGCCCGATTGCGCCCTCCGCCAGCCGCGCTTCCGCCGCCGCGGAGCCGTTGACGAACCGCTCGTCCATCAGCAGCTGACCTTCAATCGCGACCGGCACAATCAGCTTGCGCTCAAAGCGCGGGACGTGCTTGAGGTCAAGCGCGTTCTTGATGCTGATGAGCAGCCCGTACAGTCCGCCCTTGTCTGCCGTCGGAATCGCGCCGGACACTTTCGTGCCCGCGCCCTTGCGGATGGTAGCGAGGATGTACTGCTCGGCGTCCTCCGCCAGCTGATAGGCGGCGTTGCGCATCGCGCCGTCCATCAGGTCAACGCGCGCCTGTGCCGCGTCCACGTCGCCGATGAGGAAGTTGTAGTACGCGCCGTGGTCGATGGTCAGCACAATGTCCGTGCCACTGAGGGCTTCCGGCTCGGCGAGGTCCTTCGTCGGGTCGTAGGGGCGGACGGTAATGTCCGACAGGTTGGAGATGTGAACGGTGTCGCCCCACTGGCTGATTTCCCCCTCGTAATTGCGGGAGCAGAGCGAGCCGAACACCAGCGCCTTGTGGAAGTTCTCCTGCAGGCGCGCAGACCAAACCTTGGGGATGAAGCTGGAAATAGCCATATGGTATTAATCTCCTTTCGATAGTACGGAGCAGACGCTGCTCCAGTTTCGGTTGATGTCCTCCTGCGACATGCGGCGCACATCCTCCTTTGTCAGCGGCGGCGCGGCGGTCACAGGCGGGGAAACAACGTCGGTCGGCAGGCGCGTCGGCTGTGCGAAGAACGCGCCGTACTGCGCCTTGAGGGGAGTAAGCAGCGCGTCCGGGTCGGTGATTTCGTCGCCGTCAAACGCGCTTTCGTCGGGGTGGAGGGCAAGCAGCAGCAGGTCCAGCGCGTGAGGATTTGCCCCGGCGCTTTGCAGGGCAGCGCGAAGATTCGCATGGCGCGCCTGCTGGTGCTTTTCCGTCTCCACCTGCTGCCGATAGGAATCAAACTGCCCGCCCAGCGCCGACAGTTCCTCGCGGGCGCTGTCACGGGCTTGGCACGCCTCGTCGCGCGCCTGTGTCATTTCGGCAAGCGCCGCCCGGATGCTTTCGAGCTGCGCCGCCTCGCCGCGTGCGGCATCGCGCTCCTGCCGAAGCGCGTCGATGGATTCCGCGTGAGCGGCAATGATGCGTTCCGCCGCATCAGGCGAAATCTGCAATTCCTTCAGCAGACTGCGGGTCAGGGACATGGAAGTACCTCCTTATAAGTTGAAGCGTTTCTGCAAGGGGAATCGTCCGCGTTCCCTTTGCTGCGAGAAAAATCAAGTGGGGGAGTGTCCGCTGCGAAGGGGTCGAGGAGGCGATCGCAGACTTCATCTGTTTTCATTGCCCCCTCGTCGCCTCTGCAGAGGCGAAACCCCTGCTTGCGGGAAAGACCAGCTATGGTCGGAGGTCAGGCTGCGTGGTCGCGCCCATTTGGCGCGACACTGCATAGATGTTGGGTAGAGCAGCTTGGGGGCGCTCCTGCGGGAGCGCAAAGTTACTGGCAGGGACGCTTCGCTGCCTGCGCCTTTGTTGAGCGCGTTGGGCATACTGGTCGCCCGCGGAACAGTTGGGGCGTTGCCCCAAACTCCAGCAGGGACGCTGTCCCTGCACCCTGCAAGGGGCAGACGAAAAGGGACGAAGTCCCCCCTTGACCCGTTTTGGGCACCGCGGCTTGAGCGCGTTTCAGCGGCGCTATGGGATAGCGGCTGTTAGGTTATTCCTGCACCATTCCCCTCACCAACCTGCCAATCTCCTCATCCGCAATATACGGATTCAACCGCAGCGCCGTCCGCTGGTCAATATCCTGCCGCATGTTCTGAATATCCGCCACCAGCTCACTCTCATTGGCAATCGCCTGCCGCTTGAAGTGAATCTCCTCCGTCCCCAGGCGCAGCAGCGTCAGCAGCTCCTGCATAAAGTGCCGCACCTGCCACTCGTACCTGTCCGCCTTCAAATTCAAGTTCGCCATCGCCGCGCGAATCGCCACATTCGTCAAGCTCCCGCCCGTCAGCGAAGCCATGTCCAGCGCCATGTAGTCGTTGTACAGTGCCCGCTCCAGCAGATTCAGCGCCGCCTGACGCGCGGCATAGGGGACCTCAATCGTGTGCGGCTCGGCGGTTGCACCGCTGCCCGAACCATCGGAGAGGTTCGCCACCGCTTTGATGCGGCTGATTTCCTCCAGCATTTCGGCAATGTCCTCCGTCGTGCCGCTGAAGTTGTTCAGCACCCAGTAAACGTCGTTGGCGCGGGCGAGGTTGTCCGCAAAGTCGGAGAGAATGTTGTCGTACGCGTCGATTTTCGCCTGAATCGCCGGCGTCAGTTCGCTTTTGCCCTCCTGATTCGCGTAGAGGGGGATGAGCGGCAAGCGCCCGTAGCCTTGACGCTCCACATCGAGGGTGTCGCCGAGCGCGTCGCGGCGGAGCGTGCGCACATACGCCGTTTTCTCCCGGACGACATCGACCTGCTTGCCGCTGACGCGCAGGATGGTCACGCCGTCCTGCTCGAACAGGCGCAGGAACATCGGGCGTTTTGCGCCAAGCTGCCAGAACTGCACGCCCAGCATGAGTTCGCCGGTCATTTCGTCCAGCAGGGGGAAAAATCCGCTGCCTGTCGCCCGCGCCATCTCGATGATTTCCAGATGGTCGGCGTTCCAGTAGCCGTAGCTGACCCCGTGCAGCAGGGCGCATTCGCCCAAGCGGGAGAGAAGGTGGTCGAAATCCGCGCCGAGACGTTTTTTCGTCTCCTCCGGCAGTGAAACGCCTTCGGAGAGCAGAAACTGGTTCTGCTGCGTGACGAAGCGGAACAGGAAGCTGCTGCCGATGCGGTTGCCGACGACGTCTTCCGTTCCCGCGCGGACATGGCGGCGGCCGTCCGTGCCGCGTGTCTCGATTTTCCGGGCGCGGAGGATGGTCTTGCGTGCAATCGTGGGATTTTCGCCCCGGAAGTAGCTGCTGGCGCTCAGCGCGCGGACGAACTCCGCCGATGCCTTGAACTTCTCGATGACCTTGCACAGCAGGGCGATTTTGTCTTCCGCGGCGAGGTAGTCTTGGTAGGTGTAGGTGGTAAACATGTGTCCTCCTTTAATATGGATGATGTTGTGCGCTTTGCGGATGATGGCGTTCTCCCAAGCCGCAATCAAAGTCAACTCCGGTAGTGGCGACCCGAAGGTTTCCAAAGGGCGATCGCAGACTTCGTCTGTTCTCACTGCCCTTTGGTCGCCTCCGCAGAGGCGAAACCCCTGCTTGCGGGAAAGACCAGCTATGGTCGGCAGTCATGCTGTTCGGTCGCGCCCAGCTGGCGCGACAATGTGCAAGTGGTGGAAAGAGCAGCTTGGGGGCGCGTCTGAGGACGCGCAAAGTTACTGGCAGGGACGCTTCGCTGCCTGCACCTTTGTTGAGCGCGTTTGGCATACTGGTCGTCCGCGGAACAGTTGGGGCGTTGCCCCAAACCCCACAAGGGACGCTGTCCCTTGACCCTGCAAGGGGCATTGCCCCTTGACCCGTTTTGGGCTGCCCGGCTTGGCTGCGCTTGCCTTATTGTGCGAAACTGTTGCCCTTATCCAAAATCCGCATTACACATGACGCGCTGTCCGGGGCGTCATCATGCGCCGCCGTCTCCGAGTAATCCAGTATCTGATCCACATACGCGCGGTCTGTCCCCGCCAAAATTGTCACATTGCCCCACCATTTTCGCAGGTACGTCGCAATTTTGACGTGCTTATTCATCCGCTCGCTGTAGCGCCGCACCAGAAACCCGCGCTGCGCAATCTCCCGCGCCAAATACCCCTTGTCGCCGTTTGTTTCGCAGTAGACCGGCTCACACAGCAATCGCCGCGCCTCCGACAAGGCTTCATCCAGCACAGAGTCGACCGGCTTCTGCCAAATCCGCCCGTACAGGTACGCCCGACCGCCGCGGATGCACCCGCACGTCAGCGCCGTGAAGTCCTCGCCGCCGTAGGAAGCGTCCAGATGCGCAATGCCGTCGCGCAGCAGCAGCGGATCCTCCGTCTCCGGCGGATGCGCCTCGAACAGCCCGCCGCCGGTCGCGATGTGCCGCAGCTCGTAATTGGCGGCGAAGAGCGTCGGCGACATGGCGGCGCGCAGCTTCGCAATCGCGTCCTTCGTCAGCAGCCCGGTCTGATAGCAGTCGTACTTTTCCGGCGGCGGCATCAGGCGGAACGCGTCGTCCGGGTGCCACGGCGTGCCCGTATTCAGGATTCGCCCGCCCGGATTGCGGATGTTCTGCAGTTCCTGATACACGCCGCAGATGCGCTTGCGTTCCACGGCGCTGATTCTGTCCTGCAGGTTCACAATGTCGTCGGTGAGGATGATGTCTGCGTGCTTGCCGGTCATCGACCCGCCTGTGCCCAGCCCCAGCAATTGCGGCGCACCGCGGATGGCGGCGTAGCAGTCCGTGTTCACGCTCCACATGTCGCCGCGCAGCACCTGCACGGGGCTGCCGTAGATGCGCCCGGTCAATTCCTGCATGGCGTCCGTCGCCAGCAGCAGCTTCACCTGCCGCAGCACCTCCAGCACGTCGCTGTCCGTCTTGCGCAGGAACAGCAGGTTTTTCCGCGGGTACACCACGAGCATCACCGCCATCGCGAAGGATAGGCACGTCGTTTTGTAGCTGCCGCGGTGCGCCAGCAGCGTCATGTCTCCCTGCCCGAAGACCATCTCGCGTATCCAGCGCCCGTGCAGCGTGTCCGTCAGCCGCGTCAGCCCGCATAGCCGCGCCGCTTCCGCGGGCTTTTCCATCAGCAGCATCAGCGCGTCGCGCCCATCCTGCGTCAGCGGGGAATGCTCATTCGTGGGGTTTCACCTCTTTTCGGGATTTTCGTTTCTTTCCGCTCAGCGCGGCAATCGCGTCGTCAATCGCCTGTGCGACTTCCGGCGGGCGCCGGGGCGCTTCGTCCTCCTTTCCGGCGAACAGCCCGTGGTATTTCGCCAGCGCATCCGCCGCCTTCATCTGCTCGGCGGTCTTTTCGCCGCGCATCAGCTGCGTGAATGTCTCCAGCACCTCCTCCTTCGTCGCGATATCCGGCGCACGAACCTGCGTCATGGGATGGCTCCTTTCCGGCGGATGATTTTTTGCCGTTCCCCCTGCCGCCGATAGGGGAGCAGTCAATAGCGAACATATCAGCGCGGGAATGTTTGTTCGCTTAATGACGAAAAGAAGTGTACCACCCTTCGGCGCAAAATGCAAGCAAATTTGATTTCATTTGATTTCATTTGATTTCGCTTGATTTGATTTTAACTCGCCTGATTTGTCAGCGACCGCACATACCCCAGCCGAATCTGGTTCACCCGCGCCCCGGTCAGGTTCATCTCCCGCCCGATGGCTTGATCCGTCAGCCCTTTGACGTAGTACCGCTGGATAATCATGAACGTTCGCGGGTCGCTGATTTCCTCCAAAAGCGCCCGCATCGGCGCATTCATCGCCGTCAGCGTCGATTTTGCCTTTGCCTGCAATGTCTGCGAAAACATGGCGTCGTGGTCGTCCGCGCTCATCATGTGCGCCGCATCCTGCTTTGCAAGCACCAGCTTTCGGTATGAGTCCAGCATTTGCTGTCGTGTCATTCTCCTCAACCTCCTCAGTAAGGCGAACATCAATTCGCCTATGAACTTGTGGGTATCATAACACAACATAAGGTTCATGTCAAGATGCATTTTTACCTTTTTGGACTTGATTTTTTGTGCGTATTGCAGTATAATAAACGTGAGGTGATAATCATGTACGGACAAAACATCCGCCTTTTCCGTAAGCAGAAGGGCATGAACCAGCACGAACTCGGCGCTGCCATGGACGTTTCTGCTGTTTCCGTCAGCAAATGGGAACGCGAACAGACGCAACCCGACATTGAGACGCTGCAGAAGCTCGCTGATTTGTTTGATACGTCGATTGATGAGCTCTGCGGCCGCCCGCCCAAGCCGGAGGACGCGATGGACAACATGAGCGTCATGTGCCGCGCTTTCCGCCAGATGAAGCCGGAGGAGCAGGAGAAGTATCTTGCGGTTGGCAAGGCGCTGTTTGCCAGCGCGTTCGCCCCTGCCGCCCCCGCGCAGGACGACGATGCAGCAGAATAATGGGATGTCCCGCGCCGCGGCAATGGCATATCGTGTGCTGATTCGCCGCGGCGTTTCTGCATTGCCCGTGCATCCGCTGGAAATCCTGTCCGCGTGCCGCAATACGGTCGTCTGGGCGGATGTGACCGCGGCGGAGCGGCTGAAAATCCCGCGCGAGGCGCTTTTGCGGCAGCTTGCGAATGCCGAAGCGATCACGTTCCGGCAGACCATTCAGGGGGAAACGCGCTTCATCGTCGTCTATCGCGAGGGCGGCAACCCGGCGCGCCTGCGGTTCACGCTCGCGCACGAGCTGGGGCATCGTCTGCTGCACCGCGGGGACGAGCCGAACATGGAGCGCGAGGCGGATTGCTTCGCGAGCCACCTGCTCTGCCCGCGCCCGACGATGGGGCGACTCTGTGCGCGGGAAAATACCTTTTCGGTGGAGCAGGCAGCAGTGCTTGCGTATGTGTCCGCCTCGGCGCTGCAGCGACTTTCGCGCGTGGAAGAACTGACGGTTTCGCCGGAAATTCTGTCTGCGGCGGATGATTTGCTGGCGGATTGGGCGCGGCAGGTGCCACTCCCGCCCCAAAGACCGGGGCAGCATCGGCTGCAAATCCGAACGAAATTCCTCCCAAAAGCGTGA